GAATACATGGTTCTCAAACACGTCTACCAGAGAAGGACGATCTAACGCTTGATTGCCCCCAGCGGTATTATTTGATGCGTGGTAGCCGCCGCTATGAGATGACTTTATTTCTTTCCAGTTTGTGCCATTGTAAGCAATTGCTGGGTTCACGCCATCCACAAAAATAATCGTATTTCCGGTGCCAAAATTGAACTGGACGTGTCGGAGTTTATCGACAGTCAGACCACTGGCACTCATCGGCCTAGTAACGGAATGGTCTAGAGTAAATTTTCTCCAGCCTATAAAGGCCGTATAATAATAAAACGAATAAGTGGTTGCTGAAGCGTCCTGTCGGGCGGCAATAATCGTGTTAGCACCTGTGACATCGTTTTTGAAAATAGCAATGCCAAGGACTTTGCCTTGTCCCGTTGTACTACCAGCCACGGTTACTTCGCCGTAGTCCGTATCGTATTTTGAGAAGCCTTCAATACGACGATAGCCGCCAAAAAGTGACGGCTCGTAGTTCACTAATCTAGTAGCCTCGCCGGGGAAATTCTCAGACAAATCCAAGTGATTTTCGTTGGAGTTTAACCCGCCAGAGCAAATAAGTTTATAGGACTGAATTTCATCGGGCATTAGAATTTAACCCGTGTGTCTCGGATGTATTCGTAGTTATTGATGTATAAGGTCTGTAGGTCTTTCACCCCTTTTTCAAAAGCCAAGAAGGCCGCTTGCGCCATTTCAACATTGTCTTTAAACATGTACATTTGATAAAGCGCACCATCCACCAGAACGCTGTCGAAACTGTCTGGTATGCGTGTTTCATCTGCAGCGTTGGTAAGTACTGCGTAATTTAAGTAATACCGGAATTTAATAATGTAGGCTTTGTTGGGAGAGGGTGTGACGCCATAACCATTGCCGTGAGAGGGAAAGACATGAGTAGGTATGCCTCGACCATCACTACCAGCATTCTGATCTAAATCACGATGATTTTGGTAATACTCATCACGATCCATATATTTTAAGGTTGTAAAATTTACACCTAAACTATCAGATTTTTGGATTTGGAAACTATTCCAATCGGTAGATTTATAATAAGTAGGCCAGACGTATTCTTCAACGCCTACGCTGAGAGTGTCAGTTTCTTCTGATGCGTTAAAAGGCCATTCAAACTCAGCCTGATTAATTTTCGCTTGCGCTGTAATGACAGCGTCTTTGACCAAGGCCTGTACACCTCGACAAGTAGCAAATTCAGCCTCAACAATTTCTACTTCGTTAAGTCTACGCAGAACCTGATTGCATAAAGATATATATGTGCTGGGCATGTCAGACTTTCAGAAATGGCAATGGGGCCAGCGGTTAAGCCAGCCCCAAAGTAATTTATGCTAGATAGTCGCGGTCAGCGAGTGACGCAGTCATGTCGTGACCCATATCAGTACAGTCCATCATAACTGCCCAAATACGCAACTTGCCTGTAGTAACTGCACCACCAGAAAGTGTAGCAATAGTCAGGTCAATGTTGTCATTTGCAACAGCCATAACCGGCTGATATGCGGCTGGATTTTGTGCAACAACAGCAGCGGCTGAAGTAGCATCAAAGCCATCAACAAATACATCAGCGTCAACCATGCCAAGGTCCACAGTGAAGGTAGAACCATCACTAGCAGTATCTACTTCGATACCTGCGTTAAGAACCATGTTCCCTTTAGGGACAGCAATTACTGGAATGACATCAGATGCTGCAAGAGCAGAACCTTTGTCAGACAAAGCAGTTGCCAGATTGAGTACAGTCTGTACCATATGAGGAGCGCGACCTCGTTGCGTGTTGCCACGAGCCGCTTGCAGTGTGTTATCACCAAGTGCCATTTATCAGTCCTCCTTTAAGCGGCGTTGTATTTTGCGGTGACGAGTGCTTCGGGACGAAGTATCTTCGAACCGTAGACTTGAATCCCGCGCACGATGTCCGAAAATGAGTCTGGATCACGGTAAGTCTCAGTTTTCGAAATGGTTTCTGCAGTAGCAACCGCCGAGTTGTGACCCGCTACGATAATGCCATAGTTGGTATTTTGGTTACTACTTCCAGTTGTACCGGAACCAGTTCCTACAGCCGGAAGATTACTTGAAGTATATACACGGAAGCCGTGGAAGTTCTTCAAGGTCAGTCCGTTGCGAAGACCACCAGACTCGCCGTAATCTGCATTCATGAAGCGTGAATCCTCGTCTGCGAGGAGTTCCATAAACACCGGATCGCAACAAAGCCATCTATTCTGGCTATCAACTTGCTGTTGATCCATCAGACGTTTCATACGAGCCACGACCATTGCTGGCGATACTGTAGCTGTTGGCAGTGTAGTAGCACCGGGCAAACGTGCTGCCAGTGGAATGGAATGATCTCCCGGTGAACCTGTAATATTCCCGAAGCTATCTTTCCGAAGTTTCATGCTGGTAAGCAACTCGTCAGAGCCAGCAGTTGCAACAGCCTTATCACCACGGGCTGTGGTATTTGCTGTATCTGCTACATTATGAAGAGCAGACTGTTTGAAGCCACACAGATAGCCAAGAACGTCTTGGTCAAACTGGTCAGCCAAACGATAAGCTGCACGATCCGTAGCCAAATCCATGAAATTGATATGCGAGTGTGCGCTTTCAATATCATCCATCTTAAAGGCGAAATAGTTAGCCTTATTTACAACCAGAGAAAAATCTTCATCGTCTAAATCTTGTGGTTGGATCGTGGTGCCACGGGCATACGCACTGACTGAAATCTCAGGCTCTTTAACGATGCGCACTGTATCACCTTGGGCATTGATCTCGCCAAAATAATCAGTGTTGGAAATGTCACCTACTACGGTGGCCTTTCTAAACGCAAGCTGGGTTTTTTTGCTATAAATTACGGAAGAGAACGCGCCATTGGGCAGGTTGCCATGTCCTGTTGCGGATTGGAATGCCATTATTATTTCTCCTGAATGAAATGGCTTTAAGAAAATCTCTGGTCATTAATATTTTTGTGAATGATAATCATTCTCAAGTAATAGACACAAAGACAGCTAGATCAGACAATTAAAACGATAGTAGCAGTTAGAATGAGGGTATCATACAAGTATGGTTCTCATCTATCTGGTGGACATAGGTTTTTTATTATCTGGAAGATTAGCGCGGGGTATACTTCTATAAGCCGTATTCTGCTTAGAAGTGTCCTACGCTTTGTTATCTCAATATAGTCATTATACCACAGTGAGATAAGTATTGCAATAGTTAAATACTATATACTGCACCCCCAAGGGCGCAGCCGCAGGCTATAGCTAAGTGGCACTTTAGTCAAGTAGCAAATAGCATTTTATTTTATTATCTTGCACTTCCCGACATATCATAGGAAAACTTACCGGATTTTATGGCTTCCATAATGGCTACCTCATTATCGGCGTATTCCTGAGAAGACATTCTATCGACTGCGCTTTCAGAGAAGGTAGCACGATCTGTGGGTGCCGGTGATGATTTAGATGTACGGCCTATAGATTGTGCGGCTGTACGAGAACTGCTCTTGTTACCTGTGTCGGCTTTGTACAGGTCGATAGTTCTAGAAGCCCATGTAGCGTCTGTATTATTCTTATACACGCTGTCTTGAATGGCTTGCGGCTGCAAGGCTACCCAATCATGGAATTTCTTATCCTGACGAATGCTTGAAAAATCCGGATGCAATTGCATTAGCTGCTGTTCTGCGCCCTGTTTCTGTACCTGCCGTTCAAACTTCTCTACTTTTTCAAGACGCTTTTCACCTTGAGCAAGAACTTCATTGGCACGTTTGTGTGCAATCGTATCAACAATTTTAGCAACGTCAGGATATTTAGAAGCCCAAGCCTCTACTTCTTCATCTGTTTTTGGGAATTTAATCTGCTTTCTAGTGGCCTGCTCCAGTTGCTGTTGCATGGTCTGGACTTTTTCATCGGCCTGATTTCTGACAGTCTGGATATGTCGTTGAATATCCTGATATCGTTTCTTGTAACTTTCCTCTTCAGCATCTAGCTGGGGTTCTGCAGAAACTTGTGCCACCTCTTGTGAATATGACAATTCATTATCTTCATCGGCTGCGCGTTTATACTTACTCATTAGTACCTCATCTGGGTCCAGCTACGCTGGGTATCCAAGTTAAACCCTAAATGCAAAGGTATTTCCCTTACGCATACTGGGTAGTTTAGATGTCTTCGGTTTCAACTCCTTGGTATCTTCCTCGTCATCAAGTTTATCGTCCACCTCTATGGTAGCGACTTCGACATCTACTCCTTCTCCGGAGTAAATTTCTTCGGATGCTTCGGCTTTCGCTTTGGCACCTTTTTGTTTGGAATTACTCTCGGACGGAACTTCGCTGTCCTTAGAGCCTTTGCTATCGGATTTCTCTTCGACATGTTGAATAAGGCCGTCCATCTGCATGGACATCAGACCCATCTCCGCTTCACTCTGCATCATCTGGATGTGCTTTAGGCCGTGCCATTTAACGACATGCGCTGGCAGGACGTACTCATCAGTGGACAACTTGGCGTCTATGTCATCACGAACATTTTCTGCGTTGGAGCCGATTGGAATGGGATTACCTGATACGCCGTCGAAGCCCATGAGGCCGTCCATCATACCGCACATGCAGTCTTCTTCTGACATTGCTCCGCACCCACAAGATGACCCGTAAGTAGCCATACCACCGTGGGACATCTGCACTTTTTCATCGTCTGTAATTTCGGTGTCTACATTGCGCTGGACCGCCTTGCCGATTTCCTTCTCACGGGTACTCAGTTCGCCGTCACCGTTTGTATCGGCATCTTTATCGTCCAGTTGGAATTTCTTCTTAGCCATGATTAATCCTTCCGGCGTTGTGATGCCCTTGTTAGTTGTTGCCAAACCGCCTAATGCCATTATTGATACTCCGGTTCTGAGGCGATGCCTTCTTCCATTGCACCGGCTGTGAGTAGTCCACCGGCAGCAAACATGGTTGAACTTCTACCATCGCCTATAGATCGATTTGTTCTTGGTGTGAGTACTTGTTGGGTTTGTGGGAAGCCGCCCACTTCCGCTTCTATTAAATCCAAGGCTTGTTTTTGTGTTAGGCTACCATCATCAACCCTTGACCATATGGTATTAACCCTACGTTTCACGTTATCACTTTTATTATTAAACAGGCTACGAATTGCTTCCCAAGTGATAGATTGTGTTTCTCTAGGCAGCAGTCCTCTATTGCCTGCCACTGCTCTGTAATCATCTGCTATAAATCCGTAATTTCCCTTGGCACCCGTTTTAGCGTCCTTGCCACCTACAGCACCTAGCCCTTGTGCAACTAGACGATCATCGCCGCCTAGAGGTCGCATAAGAGCCGCTGCAATAGCATGTGTATCAATGGTAACATCACCCATGTCGGAGAAGGGTACTTCAATATTGTTGAAGAAGTTTCTAACCTTGTGCATGTCTCCCATTGCATCGGATAGGATGTTAAAGTCACCGCCACTCTCTAGCGCGTCTACGGCTTTTTCAATAGTGTTAAATCCACCCCAAGAAATGTCTCTAGTCTTATTTCCGGCTGTAACTATATCGCCAAGATCACCCTCTGGAGTTAACGCCCTGTAGGTCTTTGGATTGTGGGCTTCATCAAAAGCCCTGACCCACATGGCTTTTTGAGGAGTTGTTTCTAATTCAGAGTATTTCTTACCTCGTATACTCTCCCAAATGGCAGCATTTCTACCTCTACCGCCTGTCCTAAATACTGGATACTGAGTAACAACTGCTTCCATTTCACTAGACCAAGGAAAGTTCCTATTGTTAATCACCGCATCTGCTACACGCTCTCCAAGAGAAGCATTCTGAAACCAGTCTTTCTGTGGGGATAATGCTGCAAGTACACCCGACATAGACTGTCTTGGTACGCCATATTTAGAGGCTAGTTCTTCTGAAAATCTATTAGCACCAGTGTACCAGAGTTTGGCACGATCTTGAAATTCCTTTGGAATTTTATTCATAAGCCATTCTAGATTTTCCTGTTGCATGGCAGAAACAAACTTGGCTCTGTCTTCTACAGACATCCCTTCTAGGGCTTTAAAACCGGGGAAGTAGGGTACATCTCCAATGTCTGCATATGGATTAGGAGTGCTACTGGTAAACAAAGGTCTTTCGTTATCTTTTCCCCTGTTAACAACATCATCGCTTTGTTCACGCCTACTTGCTAAATATTCCATATTCTTTTTCAGAGTGCCGCCTTCTTCCATGACATCTCTGCCAATGGTGAGTTCGCCGGAATAAACCGCTGGGTCTACACCACCGCCTTCCTTCTTAGGGATAATTGGCATTCTTGTGGAAATTCTACCTGTAGGGCTAAATTCCGGATTACCCTCTGGTACAGTGTTGTCTCCTACACGGGCCACCTCATTAAAATCTACACCGCCGAATAATTCATCTGTCTGTGCGTCTAATGAGGTGGATACTGCTTGGCCTGCACGGGGCAAATCAGAAGTACCTGCAGCCGAATTAATCTGCTGTACTTCAATATCATCTAGTACTCTGACCACCTTCATAGAGCCGCCGATTAACCAATTCCCTTCCATATTAGGATTGGTTTTATACCGGTAGTGTCCTCCGACAGGTAAGCCATCTGTTATGTGAGCAGTTACCGCACTAGGCGTACCGTCTTTTTTAATGGTAGCCCTGCTGTTAGCGATTGATTGCCAATCTTTATCATCAGGCATTTCTACTTCAGCCCAAACCTGATTATCCGGCCTAATATCCGGCTTTGTCAGGCTAGAGTTAGATTTAGCTCCTATGTGCTTGGCAATAGGTAAATCACCTGCATGAAAACCGGGGCGAAATGCTAAAGGTCCAATTTTAGACTTTACTTTTCCGGTACTTGCAACTTGATCCCCCATCTTCGCATCTGTCCACACGCCTACTTCAATTGGTGTTTTAGAGTCCACAAATAAGGGGAAAAGTTTATCAGGGAACTTCGGATCAATTCTAAATAATTTGTAGGCTTTTACCGTTTTTGTAGGTACTGCACCCGCAACAGGTTTTACCAAAGTATCTTCCAATACAGTGTCTATATTTTCTGCCGTTGGAGATATGTTATTTACATCAAAGCCTGCTTCTTCTGGAGTTAAAAATTCCACATCTGCTTTATTTACATCTACTCCGGCATCCTTGGGAACCATATTGGCTGCTACATTCGCAGGCGGCATACCCAGAGCGTCTGTTGTAACATCTTCTCCAGCGTATGCTCCCTCAAGGTAAGGGTCTTTCCGGTATTCAATATCATCAAGTAACTTCTGGGTTTCCGGAGTGTTAATACCCCTTGCGGAAAGTTCATCTAGTACATCTTGTATTGAAGTATCCAAGGATTCTGCCAACGCACCGCCATCAAAATCAGCCGCTTTGATATAGGCATCGTCGGCCCTAGCAGACAATTCACTCGCGGCGAACAGCAATTCATCATCTTTTAATGCGGAGATATTATCCTTAGTCAAAGCAGGTACTACACTGTCGAAAAATTCATTCCGCATACTTTCTGCAAGGTCATTCATACTAGCGTCATGGGCAGCAAGTTCTGGATTGCTTCGTGATGTCATCCAGTAGTTGGTATACTTGCCTTCTTTGACCCGCTGGAAAATATCCTGACCTTTTAAAAATCCATTTTGGAAATCCGTAGCCATTCCGTCTAGTTTACCAAGAGACTGACTAAGAGGATTAACTGCTCCTGCAGTCTTCTTCACTACCGGTGCTATTACTTCATCCAGTACGCCTCTGGCTGCATCAGACGCCAAAACAGGTGCTGCTACTGCAGCCGCTCCCATTTGTGTCATTGCCTTACGTCTACTAGGATCAAACGGTTTGGGTTTAGCAGAGAAACCGGTTAGAGTTTCACTGACCATATCGACGGCGTCATCTGCTTTGTTAGCAACTGCCTTTGCTAGGGGTTTTGCAACTACAGCACCAGCTAGTGGTACTGCAGCACCAGCTAGGTCAGTGGCAGCGTCTACATATCGACCTTCTCTAAAGGCAACGCCGGAATCTTGCAGACCTACCACTGGATTTAATAATTGATTACCGCTGTCTAGTAAGCCATTTTCTGCACCAAGATACGGGCCTAAGTAATATCTAATGGCATCATTCAAAGCCTTGCTACGCGCCTGACCACGTTCTTGGCTGAAAAATCCTGCAGTCTGTTCTAGGTCATCACTCTCAACCGGAGCATCATCAGATTTGAATATGTCAGAGAAATAACCCATTATTCAGCACCTGTAATAATTTCATCTCGGAGAGTGGTAATACGGCGTAATTCCGCAACTGCGCCTTGGATGCGCTTAACTCTCTCCATGTCCGTCTCCATACTCATCTGAGTGAGATGCTGGCTAATACGTGCATCTGCGTAAGTCTGGAGTAGGCTCATGCTGGTCTTGTCGTTGACCAACGGCAGTAGTGATCGAATAAACTGTTTATCCATTATTGAATTGGAACC